GAAAAGCCGACCGTTTGAATCACGATCGACTGTCATTTTGTTTGGCATTAGAGGATAAAGTGCAACGACCTCGCCACGGGCGTTTCTTATGATCTGCGCGTAGGCGTTCCCCCATAACAAAAGATGACTCATCAGCGTTTCTCTAAACGCAAAGGAAGTCATCTCAGGATTCGGTTCGTCATGAAGCAGTTTGTACAGTGGGTGTTTGAGGTGTTTTTCCTTGCCTCCGGAATCATTGTATTGATATATATGGAGCGGAAGCCCCGCCAGTGTTTCAGATAATATCCTCACGCAGCTGTACACTGCTGTCATTTGCATGGCCGTCTGCTCATTGACCGGTTTGCCCGCGCTGGTGTTTCCGAAAAAGAAGCTGTAGCGGCTGCCACCGAGGGCATCTTTAGGCTTGTCACGCGCCTTGAATATACCTTGAAGTATTCCCATAGACATCACTCTCCTTAAAAATGGGCATGAAAAAAGCACCCCATTTCTGAGATGCTTTCGTTTCTAATCTCTAATCTCCTATTTCTTGTACTTGTTAAAAACCTGAACAATATCTGGATAGCAGCAGGTTCCTTTTGGGTTGTTAACTTTACAGTTGCTGTTAACCATCGCGCCGGTCATTTTAATAACCTCATCAACTGAATTTGCACCATTGTCCTCAATTGCTGTTCTGATATCATTCTCGGTCACTTTATTGCAGTAACAAACGTAATCACCATCAATTGTTGAAACTTCGCTCACTGGTTCACCTGTGCAACAGCTGCATTTCTCACTCATTATTGGCCTCCTAACATATAACGACACTATGTGCTTATTAATTTTTTTACATACCAATAAATTATACCACAGTATCATTAACCTTTAAAGGATCAGCAGCCCTCTCTCGTTATAAACCGAAGCGCCACTTTCATTGCCGCATCGAATCGCCCGATCAAGCGCCATAATGGTGGCGACTGCGCCGTCGATTTTCTCGGTGGATTTTTCTTTGTCCGATTTGATATTGCCTGCTGGGTCGGTGCGGATGTAGATGTTGTCCATCATCCAGCGCAGGACCGGGTGACCGCCGTGAGCAAGCTTCTGTTCTAAGGTTAGCTTCATGAGCTCCTTAGTCGGCGGGCTCATATCCTTGAAGCCTTGACCGAAAGGAACGACTGTAAAGCCCATACCCTCAAGGTTCTGGACCATCTGTACAGCACCCCAGCGGTCAAAGGCGATCTCGCGAATGTTGTATTTCGTACCCAGCTCCTCAATAAAGCTCTCGATGAAGCCATAGTGAACCACATTGCCTTCGGTGGTTAACAGGTAGCCTTGCTTTTTCCAGACATCATAATTCACATGGTCACGCCGCACACGCAAATCGATGTTGTCCTCCGGTATCCAGAAAAACGGGAGCACGACAAACTTGTCATCTTCGTCCAGCGGCGGGAATACCAGAACAAAAGCAGTAATGTCGGTGGAGGAGGAAAGGTCCAGACCACCATAGCAAATTCGTCCCCGTAAGGCTTCCGGATCGACCGCAAAAGCGCAGGCATCCCATTTGTCCATTGGCATCCAGCGCACGGCCTGTTTGACCCACTGGTTCAAGCGGAGTTGCCTGAAGCTGTTCTCCTCGGCGGGATTCTGGCGGGCCGACTCAAAAGCCGCCTTGACCTTATCTAAGCCGACTGTAATACCGAGGGAGGGATTGGCTTTTTTCCACACCTTTGGATCTGTCCAGTCATCCTCCTGTGCGGCACCATATATGACCGGATAGAAGGTAGGGTCTTTTTTTCTACCGTCGATGATATCCAGGGCCTTCTGATGAACCTCCCAGCAGATACTGTTCTGATTGTCTCCTGCGGTTGTGATCAAAAAATAAAGCGGCTGCATTCGCGCATCACCACTGCCTTTGGTCATGACATCGTAGAGCTTTCGGTTTGGTTGGGTATGCAGCTCATCAAATACCACGCCATGGGTATTGAAACCGTGCTTGTTGCCGACGTCGGCAGACAGCACTTGATAAGTGCTCCCGGTTGGTAAATAAACAAGCCGTTTCATGGAATCAAGAATCTTGACTCGTTTTGCGAGTGCTGGACACATCCGCACCATATCCGCTGCAACGTTAAAGACGATAGAGGCCTGATTACGATCGGCAGCGCAGCCATAGACCTCGGCGCGTTCCTCGTTGTCGCCACAGGTCAGTAGCAAAGCGACTGCAGCGGCGAGCTCTGATTTACCCATCTTCTTTGGTATTTCTACATACGCTGTGTTGAACTGCCGATATCCGTTGGGCTTGATGGTGCCAAAGATGTCCCGAATGATCCGTTCCTGCCAGTCAATAAGCTCAAAGGGCTTACCGGCCCAGGTGCCCTTGGTGTGTGAGAGCGCCTCAATGAAGGACACGGCGTAATCGGCCAGAGCCTTGTCATAGATTGAATCCGATGCTTTAAATCGGGTGGGAGAGTATTTCTTGAGTTTCTTGATACGCCGTCGCCTCCTTTCGCAGGGCATAAAAAATACAGCCAGTGATGGCTGCATGACGAGGAACAGAGCCGGTTGGCTCATATTCCAAGAAGCTGTAGTTTGTTTGTGTTAGCTGTTTTCCTTGTGTAGCAGTAGTTCAAGGGCAATCTGCGTGTCTGGGTCGGCGGGCTCTATGTCCCAGCCCCTGTCGTAGTTGCATACGACCTTGCCATCTCGTTTGAGCATCAGCTTGCTGATCCTGCCGCCGTCGATTCCAAACTGGGAACCTTCCTCGTAAACCTTCATCCAGTAATGAAAAATGCTGTTGTGAATCTTAAAGCTTCCTTCTTTCCACATGGTGTGCACTCCCTTCGTTTTTGTATGTGTATATTCGCTCTGAAAGCACACAATAGCAAGTCAATTCAGAGATANAAATGCACCAAANATCGTNNTGAAAGGNATGTGTTTTACGCCTCGCCGGTCAGGATNAAGTGGGCATATTCTTTNCGGTTNTCTTCGAGGTACACAACCAGCTCATAAAAACCCATGTCGTTNGCGATACGNTGNACCGCTACTACATCAAACATATTCGTCAGACCGGTNTCGCGNATGACCAAGATCTGCTTTCGCACCTTATCGGTCATCGTCGCANCTCCGGCAAAGGTCCTCGCCATAGACCACGTTCAGTCCGCTGCCGTTGTNCCAGCTAACCATGATGGAGCCGGTGTCATCCACTCCGATTACGGTGCCNTTGGTGCCGATGGGCGGAGCCTGCACATCATCCATGCGAAGAAGCTCNACGCGGCAACCGACCGGAAATTGACGGCGGATGANGCTCAACTACTTCTTTATTCGGAAATCTCATCATCAGTTGCCTCCTTTCCATTCAGTAGGGCATTTACCGCTTCTACTACAGCGGGGTCGTCGGTAGCGGCGTCAAGGTCCTCTGCGCTGAAGCCTTTCTTGGCTCCCGTTCGAAATGCGGCGCTGCCGGTCAGNTTCCGAAGAAGCGTCCGGCGCGTTTCNTTGAACTCATCGCCAATGAAGCCGAGNCGCAGGAGGAAGCANCGNAAGGCNTATTTCTCATTNTCNGTTTCTTTTTCCTTGGCAGTCACACGNTTATGGCTCTTAGCTGCATCAAGCANATGCCCAAGGAAATGAGCAGTTGCACTGATGACCTCAGGCTCCGGAATGCGATCGAACCAAGGGAAGCGGATACGCTCCTCGGTAACCTCAATCTCCAAGCTATCAGCACCGAGTGCTTTTTTAATGAGCGTCGCTTTGCTGTCCACCATCCTGCGCAGGTTGTCGATCGCCGCCTCTGTCGTGTCTTTCAGCGGAAGCTCCATGCAAAGCCCATCTGTGACTTCCTCAATCTCAGCTTCAAAGCCCATTTCGCAAAGGCGTTCGATAAGCTGCTCAGCCGCGCCGCTGTTGGCGTGGTCGTCGAAGGAAAGAATGCCGTCTTTGCTGATGGTGAAGTTGTCCACCTGATAAGCACAGGATGGAACACCGAGGTACTTGGCATCTCTTTCGAGAATTTGTGCGATGGCCTGTACCAGTCGCTTGCGGTCGGGTCCGGTTACGTTGTACTTGATTTCCATTTTCAAAACCTCCNATCGTTTTGGTATGTACATACATCACTCTAAAGGCACCATATAGCAAGTGATTTTCGAGAAATATATGTGCCAAATCGAATNGGAGGAAGGGCTCTTTATCATCAGCGGCATATCGTCAGGCATGGCNGTCCTTGGTGGCTGTCACCTCTGCATAGGAGTAGAGCAGACCATCACGCTGGACAGAAACCTTGTCAGCAGAGCCGACCTGTTCGATGTAGCGCTTGACGATAACNTCNCAGAACTTCTCATCAAGCTCGATGGTGAAGCAGGATCGGTCAGACTGCTCGCAGGCGATAAGCGTTGAACCGCTGCCACCAAAGGGATCGAGCACCAGGGTGTTACTCATGCTGCTGTTCATAATCGGATACGCCAAGAGCGGAACCGGCTTCATGGTCGGGTGATCGCCGTTTTTCTTTGGCTTGTCGAACTCCCAGATGGTGGTCTCCTTGCGACCGGTGTACCACTGATGCTTGCCGGTTTTCTTCCAACCGTAGAGCACAGGTTCGTGCTGCCATTGGTACGGAGAGCGCCCTAACACAAGCGACTGCTTNTTCCAGATGCAGCATCCNGATAAATAAAAACCGGCATCCACAAAGGCTCTCCTGAAGTTCAGTCCTTCGGTGTCGGCATGAAAAACATAAATGCTGGCGTCACCTGCCATGACCGCTTCAGTGTTTGTAAAGGCATCGAACAGAAAGTGGTAGAAGGCGTCATTACCCATATTGTCGTTCTTGATTTTCCCAGCGCTGCCTTCATAGTTGACGTTGTACGGCGGGTCGGTGATCACGAGATTGGCTTTGGCACCGGCCATCAGTAAGTCAAAGGTGTCCTTTTTAGTACTATCACCACAGACCAGCCGGTGCCGTCCAAGGGTCCAGAGGTCACCGAGCTTGGTGATCGGCGGTTCCTTTAGCTCTGCCTCCACATCAAAATCATCATCGTGGATGCCGTCTTTGATACTATCCTTAAACAGGTCGTCCAGTTCAGCGGGATCAAAGCCTGTGAGCGATACATCGAAGTCCGCGCCCTGCAAATCTGCAATGAGCAGAGCCAACTTTTCTTTATCCCATTCGCCAGAAATCTTATTCAGTGCGATGTTGAGTGCCTTTTCCTTTTCGGCATCCATTTCGACCACCACGCACTCGACTTCGGTTAGCCCTAAGTCGATGAGTACCTTCAAACGCTGGTGCCCGCCTACAACACAGCCGGTCACCTTATTCCAGATGACCGGCTCGACGTATCCAAACTGTTCAATTGAGCGCTTAAGCTTATCGTATTCAGGATCGCCGGGCCTTAAGTCCTTGCGGGGATTATAGTCCGCAGGTAGAAGGTCGGCGGTATTCTTTTTCTCAATCAGCATATTTCTTTACCGCCTCTCGTAGTTCGTTATAACGGTCCAGCCATTCCCAGCGAGAAAGTGTTCCGCTGAAATGACCATAAGTTGCTGTATCTGCATAGATGGCGTCACGCAAACTTAGCGTTTCGATGATCGCCGCTGGACGTAGGTTAAACACCTCAAGTACCGCTTTTCTGAGTACGTCATCAGGGACAGTCCCGGTGCCGAAGGTGTCAATCTCAACTGCAACAGGATCAGCCTTGCCGATAGCATAAGAGATGGCCACCTGACAGCGTTTAGCAAAACTACACCGGACGATGTTCTTTGCGATGGCCCTTGCCATGTAGGCACCGGAGCGGTCAACTTTCGTAGGGTCCTTGCCGGAGAACGCACCGCCTCCGTGAGCAGCAAGGCCACCGTAGCTATCGACCATTATCTTTCGACCAGTCAAACCGGTGTCAGCTGCAGGCCCACCCTCGACAAAACGTCCAGAGGGATTGATCAAGATTTCGGTATCATCATCAAATGGGAACTTTTCGAACACTGGCCACAGCACTTGGGAGATGATCTCACTGCGGAGAATCTCTAAATCTTTATCAGCGTGGTGCTGTACAGAAACAATAATCGTTTTTATGCGCTTGGGTTTATCATCTTCATACTCGACAGTGACCTGGGCTTTGCCATCAGGACCGATGCCTTTGATGACGCCATTTTTCATGGCGCTATCCAGCTTCCGGCAAATGCCATGAGCGAATACGAGAGGAAGCGGGAGTTTTTCTGAAGTCTCATCAGTGGCGTAACCATACACAGTGCCTTGGTCGCCAGCGCCGAGCATGGAATACCAAGAGGTATCTCCCGCGCGGGATTCCAGCGCCTGATTCACACCACCTGCGATATCCTTGCTTTGCTGGTGGACGAATACAAACACAATAAATTTCCATGGGTTGTAACCTACATCCTCGAGAACTCTACGGACCACCCAGCGGATGTCTACTTTTTTCGAGCAGGTGATTTCGCCCGCTACGATGATTTTGCCTTTNGTNGCCATGACCTCACAGGCCACNCGGGAAGATTTATCTTTGCGNAGNCACGCATCAAGAATGCTGTCTGCAATCAGGTCGCAGAGCTTATCNGGGTGACCCTTGCAGACACTTTCAGAAGTTTTGTATTTTGCCATATCATTTTCCTTTCCGGGCGGNTAAGAGCCGCTCCATAACATCATCTTGCGGATTCACACCGCTGTACTCGCCGGTACAGTTTTCCTTTACGATCTGAAAAATCTCCATCCACAGGCGGTTTGTTTGGTTCATATAGTTCTGACCCATCGCNACATAGGGGCTCTGAATTGCATTGCCTGTAGTGGGGTGCTTTGCNAGAAAGCCNTATTCAGTGACTGCTTCCTCGCACTGAATCCACCTGGCCACGCTCATGGCGTANCGCTCCAGAAGCTGCGGAGCTACAAGCACCGCGCAGCCACGTTCGTTCAGCCAAGTCCAGGCGGATTTATAGATTTCGCTCGCAACGAGCGTCTTACCGTCTTTTTGTATGGCTTCGAGCATTTTATTTGGTTCGGGCATTTCAAGACCTTTGAGATCTGCTGCATCTTGAAATTCCATCACAGTCAGTTTTCTGCCGCCGGGATTACCTTCGGCTATTTTGTCGGCTAAGGGCTTCTTTTTTGCGCCCGCGCCGATACGTGCACCGCCACGGTTGGTACCGTCTTTTGCCAAAAATATCACCTCACTTTGCAGGGCCGGGGCTATTCCCTCGTTTGAAAGCGCGTTTTTCAACACGAAGCCCCACGCCGCTGTCCAGTTTGAAAAGTTTTAGAGATTTGATCACCCCCACCGGTCACCGCTTTCAGCAGTAATTCGGGAGTGACAGGATTTACAAAGAGCCATCAGATTGCTCTTTTCATTGCCGTCCACCTTTGGAAAGCGGAAGGATGTGGTGGACTTCTTCGGCAGGCGTCAGCTTGCCTTGCTTCTCGCACTCCTCGC